GAACCGAAGCTGAAACGGTATGTGATTGATGACTCTCAGTATCTCCTGGTGAACGATTACTTCGACCGGGCGAAAGAAACCGGGTTTAACAAGTTCACTGACATGGCACTGGCTTTTCGCAATCTCATCCATGATGTCAACATGAAGCTCCCGGACGATGTGATTGTGTATTTCCTTCACCACACAGAGTATGACACCAACTCCGGGAGAACCAAAGCCAAGACCATCGGCAAAATGATTGACAGCTACCTCACTCTTGAAGGGTGCTTTGACATCGTTCTGATGACAGCAATCGAAAACGGGGAGCATTTCTTCCTCACGCAGTCAGACGGATACTCCACATGCAAGAGTCCAGAAGGGATGTTTCCTGACACAAAGATTCCTAACGACCTGGAGTATGTGGATCGGATGATCCGAGAGTATTGGGGGCTGTGAGTCTAATGGCATCCTTTGAAACAGGCGTTTCATCTTATGTGACTGCCCAAGCAATTGTCACAGTACATTTCCCGGTCGATGCCAAGGGGAATGCAGATATCAGTTGCGCTCAGTGCTACTTTTTCCGGGAAAGCTCAAAACGCTGTGGGCTGAACTGGGAAGTGTGCGCTTATCCGAATAAATATGTTGGGGACAGATGCCCACTGGTTCGTATTAACGAGGAAACGGGCGAAGTTGAAGGTCTATCATAATATTTTTTACAAAGGAGAATTTTACTCAATGAAAGCATTCAATGGATTCAAGGCAGAAAAGGCATCTTCCGGTCGCGAGATTCTTCCCGCTGGTGGTTATGTTTGCGAGATCAAGAGCGCAAAGGAAGAGGTATTTGACTGGGGTTCTCGCCTCGCTCTCGCCATCGATGTGGTGGAAGGCGAATTCGCCGGTTTCTTCAAGAAGGACTTCGACGGTAATGACCGCGAGGATAAGAAGTGGCGTGGTATCTACCGCATCTCCATCCCGAAGGATGACGGCACGGAACAGGATGGATGGACGAAGCGTACCTTCGGAAACTTCATCTGGGCGATCCAGGAGAGCAATCCCGGTTATACCTGGAACTGGGACGAGAAGACCCTCAAGGGCAAGAAGCTTGGTGTCCTCTACCGCAATAAGGAATGGGAAATCGACGGTAAGACTGGCTGGACTACAGAGGCTGCCGGTGCGATCAGCGTTGATGACTGCCGTGCTGGCAAGTTCAAAATGCTGAAGGACAAGCCTCTGAAGGATCGTCCCGCTCAGAGTAACGGTTCTATCCCGGCAACTGTGGATGACGAAGATTCGCTTCCGTTCTAAAATGAATGTAGCATACAATATGGACTGTATGGAAGCAATGAAAGAGTTTCCTGATAAGTTTTTTGATCTTGCAGTTGTAGATCCTCCGTATGGAATTGGTGCGGATAATTTTAAGAACGGTGCCGGTGCATCAAAAGATGGTGGAAAACTGTATTCAACTGCCGTTAAGATGAAAAACAGATTGAATCAAGGGAGTGGTAAGCTAAAAAACCGATTGTTGAATCAGTCTGATTGTAGCTGGGATTCCGAACCACCGAAAAAAGAATATTTTGATGAGCTTTTTCGAGTTTGTCAAAATTGTATCATATGGGGGGGGAATTATTTTAATCTTCCACCAACAAGAGGCATTATTGTGTGGGATAAAGTGCAACCGTGGGAAAATTTCTCTCAGGTAGAACTTGCATGGACTTCATTTGATCGTCCTGCATCATTATTTAAGATGTGTAATACTATGCCTGGTAAGATACATCCGACACAGAAACCTGTTGAGTTATACGCATGGATTTTTCAAAAGTACGCAAAGACTGGAATGAAGATTCTTGATACGCATTTAGGAAGCGGCTCAAGTCGAATCGCAGCTTATGATGCTGGACTTGAATTCTATGGTTATGAGATCAATAAGATATATTTTGACTTACAGGAAAAACGATTTGAAAATCATACTCTACAAAGAAATCTGTTTTTAGAAGAATAGAGGTGATCACTTTGTGACAATCCCAGAAGTCGAAGAATCATTGCAGTCAATGGTCATCCTAGTTGACAATCGTGAACAGGATACGCCACGATCACGAGCCAGGTATGAACAATTTGGTGTTCCTTTTGAACGAACAACAATCCGAACCGGAGACTATTCTGCCAAGTTCCTTCTCCCAGATGGAACATGGTACGACATGAGTGATGACGTAACTTTAGAGCGGAAGATGAACCTAAGTGAATTGTGTCTTTGTTTCGGTTCAGAACGCAAACGATTCATCCGAGAGTTTGAACGAGCAAAGGAAAATAACATCCGCATGTGGTTACTATTGGAGAACAGTTCCTTTAAGGATGCTTATGCTGGCAGATATCGTTCGCAGTACAAGCCAAAGTCCCTGATTGCATCTATGCTGGCATTCCAGGCGCGATACAACACTCGTCTGGTCATGTGCGATGAATCTTTATCTGGCAAGCTAATACACGATATCCTCTACTACGAAGGTCGAGAGATTCTTATGGGGATGGTGGATGAATAGTGGACAAATACGATCCTCACAAAGAAGCAGTTGACCTTCTTCTTCAAGAGGTTGTTGATATGGATATGGGACAGCTTATAAAGTCTGTTCCTGACATATATGAGTACATACCAGACCTCAACAGTGTGGAGCTTCAGCAAGTAAAGGCTGCGTTTTTAGATCGAGCGGATAAGATAGGAGACAAGAAACTTATCCGTTCGATCATGGTATCCTGTGAGAAGAAGCTCAAGAAAGATGCAAAGATCTCAGAGATTCGCTACAACCGTGAGACTCAGGCGGCGTACCTTGAACTCGATGACAGGGGAGTAGCGAAAGAAACTATCGAGAACTTTTTTCAGATCATGATTTGCGATCCGTTCTACAAGACGGTCAGGTATAACCTCATCACCAATCAGGCCGAGGTCATCCGAAAGAATCCAGACGGCAAAGACATGCTTGTTCCATGGAGTGATACAGAGGACGCTGAGAGCCAAAGATTTATTGAGTCTGAGTATAATCTCTACGCTCCTCAGAAACACGCAAATGCCCTCAGAATGCTTTTCAAATACCGGGAGTACAATCCCATCATGGAGCTAATAGAAGGCATCCAATGGGACGGAGAGAACCGCATAGAGCATTGTCTCACTAAATGGATGAAAGCAGAAGACTCAGCATATACCAGAGAAGTCTCACGCCTCATCTTCGCCGGTGGTATCAATCGCCTCTATAACCCTGGGTGCAAGTTTGACGATGTGCCTGTCTTAGTTGGAACCAAGCAAGGAGAAGGGAAGTCAACCTTCATCCGCTGGCTTGCCATCAACGAGGTCTGGTTCACAGAGATTAAGAAAGTGGATGGTGCTGATTCTATCGAGCAGTTATTCGGAGCCTGGATCTGCGAGATTCCTGAATTGTCTGCATTTAAGAAAGCTGATGATGTGGAGTCCATCAAAGCTTATGTTACGCGCACCAAGGATAAATACCGAAAGCCTTATGATAAGTCTCCTGTTGAATATCCTCGTCGCGTTATCTTTATCGGAACCACAAACAATGATCGGTTCCTGACGGACAAGACCGGAAACCGCAGATTTTATCCTGTGACCGCACGAAGCTCTGGGTACGAATTGTTCGACCATGAACATGAGTGCAAGGAATACATTATCCAATGCTGGGCTGAAGCAAGAGAGCGATTCAAAAAAGGTGAGATGCCACCATTCGCTGATTACCATCTGCTGAAGGAATACCAATCAGCGCAGGAGGAAGCTATGGAAGATGATTGGAGAGTAGGGAAGATCGCGTCATATCTGGAGCATTTCGTCCCTGGGCAAAAGCTTTGCGCGATCCGCATCTACAAAGAATGCCTATATCCTGACACCTCTACCGGCCCAAAGCCTTATGAGAGCCGCGAGATCGGTCAAATTATGGCAAAGATGGATGGATGGGAGAAATGCACTACGAGATTCTATGACGAGAAGTACGGACAGCAGCGCGGCTGGGTGAAGAAAGAGAACGCGACTGTGTCCAATATCGATGAGTTACCATTCTAGCCTATGAGTTACGAGATCAAACAAATTAAAGTGTTCGCTTACAACCGTGATTTCAAACCTGATTTCACGGTTGCGGAGCGGAACCTCTACGCCGGCCTTGCATATTGTTATGACTGGTTTCGCCTCCATCCTGAGGACAAAGAAATCTGCGATGAGCTAGCCAAGGATTATATTCAGGGTTATCTTTATCTCAGCAAGTTGGAAAATCGAACACAGAAGGGAAGTGAGAATTAGTGGAACAATTCACGCTGGAAGGTATGTTTGACGATGCCGACGAAGCGGAACGCGAAAGAGATAATCTGAAGCAAGTGGTCGATGAAAGCACAGGGGAGCTTGTTACTGTGTCCAACCAGGTCAGCAAAGGGCATAAGCAGCGAGGCATTACCAAATCCTATTTCAACCAGTTCGACGAAACCGGTATGGCAGACTTTCTCTTGCAAGTAGTCAAGATCGGCATGTCCGTCAAGTCCCGCAATCCTGAGGACATGAAAGAAGGCCTGATGAAATATCTTCATCTTTGTCAGCAGCAACATCGTCGTATCACCAACATGGCTTGCTATACTGCTATGGGAATCAATAAACAGATCGCTTACGATATGGATCACGGCAGACAAGGGACGCCAGAACAAAAAAAGCTCATCCAGTTTGTCAAAGGCCTCTGTGCCACCTATCGCGAAGGCATGATGGTGTCAAACGACATCAACCCAATCGTCGGCATCTTCTGGCAAAAGTCGTTCGATGGTTTGAATGAGCTTGATGAAGTCAATGCCGTAGCTATGGAACTGAACGAGTCTCGCGTCGAGGAAGACGCTGAGTCCATTGCTGATAAATACGATTCGCTCCCGGATTAAGCTCAACCCATTAACCTACCATCTTTATCTTTATCTTTATCTTATATTGTGCTATAATGAACCAAAGGGAGGTGGAACAATGAAAGTCGGACAGAATCCCGCGAAAAAGAAACCCTCTGGCATGTCCCGCGCTGCCAAGAATGAACACAACGCTTATCAGCGAGCTTACACTAAAAAGCACCGTCAGGCCAAGCGCGAGGCAAACAAGCGGTACTGGGAAAAGAGATCCAGCGGCGGCTGAGTCTGCCGAGGAAATGATGAGACTGAGATGCTAAATTCCCACCGCCTGATGAGAACGTGTGAGCTTTTCTATATAAAAACCGCGACAAAATCCGCTCAGAAAATTCTGGGCGGCTTTTTTATTGCAGTTTTCCCATGATTTCCCCTATTTTTCCCATATTCTCCTCCTCTTCCCGGCCTCAAAAACATCACAGAACGAGCTATATACAGAAAGCGATAAAAATTCCCTCCCCTTCTCTCTCCGGTTGCCTCCACCTCCATCACTGGCCTCCCTGGTTGCCCTTGCAAGGCCTGATTTCTGATTAAATATACAATGCGCGTTTGCTTTTCCGGTTTGGCTTGCATGCCTTGCAAGTCTCCACTTGTTTCCCGCTCTTTTCTCTATTCTTCCATATAGCCGCAAAAACAGCTTGAATTTTGATTTCTTGTGTTTAGACGTCTATTTATATCCCCTTGCTATAAAATCGCGTGTAATGCCCTTAAAACGCTCATATTGAGAAATCGATTTTTCTATGCTTTTCCGCTTGTGCTTTTCTTCCGTTTTCCTATGCTTCTCTTTTTTGCTTTTTCGGCTATTGCAGCATAAACAGATTTTTTCTTGTGCTTCTCTTTTTCGGTTTATGATCATAATAAAAATGGATCTGGGGAGAAAACAAAAAAAACAAGAGGCTTTTTTCACCTCTTGTCTTTCCTCACGTTCTGTTTAGTTGTTTTCGGTTTCTTCTTTGATAAGATGCCTCAATGCTTTTTTAATCGTTGTTTGCTTTGGCTTGTCTTCCATATATTCGATTATATCAGAATCAGTTGTTTTTAGCAGCTTCACAGAATAACGAATAACATTTTCTTTTTCCCATTGCAAAGCTGTTTCATACTTGCGTTTTTTCTCTTCCATGTTTAATCCCCCATTAATAAGCTAGAATATAATTCTATCATGTTTTCTATTATTTTGTCAATTTGTGAACTGTCGTGCATACTCTGAAATCATGCCGTAT